ATTATTACCAGAAGGATTATGTCCTTTTAAATTAACTAGGAAAAAAGAAAAATATAAACCTTCTAAAGTATTTAGTAGATATATAACTGATATTCAATATGAAAAAGATGATGAAGCTGTATGTATTTCAGTTGATGCTCCTGATAATTTATATGTTACAGATCATGCAATTGTAACACATAATACAACTACCTCAGAATCATTGTGTTCTATCTACATTTATAAAAACCCTGTAGAAGTAACCAAAATAAATGGAACTGAAGTAACCAATTATACAGAATCAGATAAGATAGTTGCAGCATGGTGTGGTAGATTTGATGATATCAATAGAACCCATGAAAGACTTGAGATGATGATTGAGTGGTACAAGGCATGGACCATAGTGGAGAATAACATCTCCCACTTTATCAATTACATGATTCAAAAGAAAAAACAGAAATATCTGGTACCTAAGAATCAGATATTATTTCTCAAGGATCTTGGTTCAAATACTAACGTGTTCCAGGAGTATGGTTGGAAAAACACAGGTACCCTATTCAAGAGTCATATGCTTAGTTACCTGATAGAATTCCTTAAAGAGGAAATTTACCATGAAACCAAGGATGATGGTACCATTGTTAAAACTGTTTGGGGAGTAGAGAGAATACCTGATATCATGGCTTTTGTAGAGATGGAGAATTATGATGATGGTGTAAACGTGGATAGATTAGTATCTTTGGCAGCACTAATAGCTTTTGCTAAAGTACAGCAAGCAAATAGAGGTTATAAAAAAAGAGTAGACCAGATGACCCCTAAGAACTTGCAAAAGTCAAATAATTTGTATAAATTAGTTACAAGCCCCTTTAGGCACATGGGAAATCAAAGGGCCAATACCAACATGAAGCCACCTAGATCACCATTTAAAAACATAAGATAACATGAAAGTTCTCAATGCAATGCAAATGAAAAGTGGTGCTAAAGCGGAATATAACCGCATGGGTAGCATCACTCAACCAATTCAATTTATACCTAGAAAGGATAAAGATGATAATTGGACAGCATGGAATTTAGATTGGTTAGAGTGGAATGGGTTAAAGCAAATCAGAAGAAATGCAAGAAGACTCATGAAGAATTATAAACTTGCAAAAGGTATTATAGACAAGACTGATTATCTTATAGAAGAAAATAATGAGAATAGGGATTTGCTTGAAACTCTCACCCAGGAGGATGCAAGTGCATTGGAACTTAAGTTCTATCCAATTATTCCCAATGTAGTTAATGTCATGGTATCTGAATTTGCCAAGAGAAATACAAAAGTTGCATTCAGAGCAGTGGATGAGTTCTCATATAATGAACAACTTGAACAAAAAAGACAAGCCATTGAGGAGGTTTTATTATCTCAAGCTGAGCAAAAGATGCTTTCCAAGATGATTGAACAAGGTCTTGATCCCAATGATCCTGAAGTTCAACAAAAAATGCAAGAACAAACATCACCTGAGAATCTTAAAACCTTACCAGAAATACAGGAATTCTTTGTAAAGGATTACAGAAGTATGGCTGAGCAATGGGCATCACATCAAATGAAGGTTGATGAAGAAAGATTCAAGATGGATGAATTAGAGGAAAGAGCTTTTAGGGAGATGCTTATTACAGATAGAGAGTTCTGGCACTTTAGGATGATGGATGATGATTATGATATTGAACTCTGGAATCCAGTAATGACATTCTATCACAAATCACCTGAAGTAAGATATATCTCACAGGGTAATTGGGTTGGTAAGATTGAGATGATGACTGTAGCTGATGTAATAGATAAATATGGTTACCTTATGACACAAGAACAACTTGAGTCTATCGAAGCCATCTATCCAGTGAGATCTGCAGGTTATCCCCTTCAAGGGTACCAAAATGATGGAAGTTATTATGATGCCACCAAGACACATGAGTGGAATACAAGCATGCCTTCTCTAGCTTATAGACAATATGTTTCAATGTGGGATAACTCCATCCATGGTGGTGATATCATCAATTGGCTTAATGGTCAAACTGAAGATTACACAGATCTTGGAATGGCATTCTTGTTAAGAACAACCACAGCTTATTGGAAATCACAAAGAAAGATTGGATCACTTACCAAGATTACAGAAGAAGGTGAAGTTGTTGTTGATATTGTGGATGAGGATTATAAGATCACAGATAAACCCATCTATAATACAGCACTATTTAAAAATAAGACAAAGGATAATCTGATATTTGGAGAACATATAGAGTGGATCTGGATCAATGAGGTTTGGGGAGGTGTGAAAATAGGACCTAATCATCCAAGTTTCTGGGGCATGAATAACCCAGGAGGTATTAACCCAATGTATCTTGGTGTAGGACAAAACAAAATAGGAAAACTCAAGTTCCAATTCAAGGGAGATAACTCACTCTATGGATGTAAGTTACCTGTAGAAGGTGCTGTATTCTCAGATAGAAATACAAGATCAACTGCCATGGTGGATTTAATGAAACCATTTCAGATTGGATATAACATTGTCAACAATCAAATTGCTGACATACTTGTGGATGAGTTGGGGACAGTAATTTTGTTGGATCAAAATGCTCTACCCCGCCATTCACTTGGTGAGGATTGGGGAAAGAACAATCTTGCAAAAGCATATGTGGCAATGAAGAACTTCCAAATGCTCCCTCTTGATACATCCATTACCAATACAGAGAATGCCCTTAATTTTCAGCATTTCCAGGTAATGAATCTAGAGCAAACAAATAGAATGCTCTCAAGAATCCAGATGGCTAACTACTTCAAACAACAATGCTTTGAGGTAATTGGAATCACACCACAGAGATTGGGCCAGCAAATTGGTCAAACCAATACAGCTACTGGTGTAGAACAAGCAGTTGCAGGATCCTATGCACAAACAGAGACCTATTTTATACAACACTCTGATTATCTTATGCCTAGAGTTCATCAAATGAGAACAGATTTGGCTCAACATTATCATTCAAAGAAACCATCCCAGAGATTGCAATACATGACTTCTGCTGATGAAAAGGTAAACTTTGAGATAAATGGAACAGACTTGTTATTAAGGGATATCAATATCTTCTGTACAACCAAAGCTAATCATAGAGCTATGTTGGATCAAATGAAACAACTGGCAATAGGCAACAATACATCTGGAGCCAGCATCTATGATCTTGGAAATATCATGGCATCTGAAACCTTATCTGAACTTACTCATGTGCTTAAAGAGACAGATGCTAAGGCTACAGCTCAAAGACAAGAACAAATGCAGCATGAGCAACAAATGCAACAAGCTGAAGCAGAGCAAAGAACCAAGGAAAAACAGATGGAACTTGATTCAGTTACCATGGAAAAAGAGAAAGATAGAAGAAGAGATTTGCTTGTTGCTGAGATTAAGTCTGCTGGATTTGGAGCAATGCAGGATATCAATCAAAATCTGCAAAGTGATTATGTAGATCAAATGGATGTTATTAGAAAAACAGATGAGTTTCAACAAACAATGGGTATGAAACAATCTGTACAATTCAGTAAGGAACAAGCCAATAGAGAGAAACTTGCAATTGAAAGAGAAAAACTTCAAGCACAAAAAGATATGAAGATGACTGATCTTCAGATTGCTAAAGAAAACAAAAATAGGTTTGATGTAAAGAAACCTGATAAAAAGAAAAAGTAGTATTAGCTATCTAATGCAGAATATGTTTTACCAATCTAAACTTTAAATGTTTATTTACATAAATTTGCGTATATTATAATTAGTATTAGAGTCAATTAATAAACCAACCATATGTCTGATACACAAACCAAAACAGCAACTACCACTGTACAAGAGGTAGAAATGGATCTAAATGATATTTTAGGTACACCAGGTGCAGAAAATGTAATGCTACCTGAAGAGAAAAAATCAAGTGTATTTTCCTCTAAAAAGGTAGATACCTCGTTCCTTGACAGAGAAGATGATGATGAATCTTCTAATGATAAAGACAAACCTACAGCACCAGCAGTGGTAACTGAGGCTCTTAATGATATTGTAAATGAGGGAAATGACACAGAAGAGTCAGATACCACAACTACAACTACAGGAAGACCTAAGATGTCAAAGGATGGTATGATTGAGTTTACCAAGAAGCTCATTGAAAAAGGACAATTAGTTCCTTTTGATGATGATAAAGCCATTGAGAAATACAGTCTACAGGATTTTGAAGAATTGTTTGAGGCAAACATGAGTGAAAGAGAAAGAAAACTCAAGGAGCAAACTCCAGTTGAATTCTTTGATGCACTACCTCAAGAGTTACAATATGCTGCTAAATATGTTGCAGATGGGGGATCAGATCTTAAAGGTCTTTTTAGAACCCTTGCTCAAGTAGAAGAGGTTGTTAGCCTGGATCCATCTACTGAAGATGGACAAGAGACAATTGTAAGATCATACTTACATGCTACCAACTTTGGAAACAGCGAGGATATTGAAGAAGAGATTGAAGCTTGGAAAGATAGGGGAGACCTTGAATCAAAAGCAAACAAGTTCAAACCCAAATTGGATGCAATGCAGGATCAGATCCTTGCACAAAAATTGCAGCAACAAGAAGGAATGCGCAAACAACAGCAAGCTCAGGCAAAAGCCTACATGGATAATGTATATACAGTGCTTCAACCAGGTGAGATCAATGGTATCAAACTTGACAAGAAAACACAAAGCATGCTGTATACAGGATTAGTTCAACCTAACTATCCTTCTGTTAGTGGCAGAGCTACTAATATGTTGGGTCATCTTTTGGAAAAATACCAGTATGTTGAACCAAGACATGATCTAATTGCAGAAGCCCTTTGGTTACTTGCTGATCCAGAAGGTTATAAATCAAAAGTAAGAGAGAATGCAGTTAAAGACACAGTAGCAAAAACTGTAAGACAACTTAAAACAGAACAATCAAATAAGATATCTTCAATAACATCAATGGAAGAAGAAGATGATCAAAAGAAATCATCAGGCCCAAAATTACAAAGACCACAACAAGGTGGATTTTTCAAGAGATAATTCAATAAACAATAAACAATCAATTAATAACTAAAACAAAAACAAAAAATGGCAACTCCAGTATTAAACAATGGTATATTCCTGCGTGATACCAATTACCAGGCATCATCCCATGTGGATTCTTACCACTTAGTGAACATGTTGAAAAATGCAGAACCAATGGATCTTGGTCCAGTGGATATCTGGGCTATGGCTCAGAAGGTAGAAATGCCTTTGTATCAACTTTCTAGCTTTGGTGGAAAGAACATCATCATGGTAGATAATGCTCGTGGTGAGTACAAATGGCAGACACCTGTATCTCAAGAACTTCCTTATATCATTGAGGATATTGAAGCAGAAAATCAAACAAAAGGTGTTGATGGAACAACCTTCAAGATCAAGATTAATCGCAGAGAATTTGGACATGGTGATATCATCACTTATGACAAATACAATGGATGTGAGATGTACATCACTGCAGATGATATTCTTCCTATTGGAGATGGATTTATCTACACAGTACAACTTGTAAACAATGATAACTACAAGTTCTTGGATAACAAATATCTTTCAAATGGTACTAAGATCTTCAGAAAAGGTTCTGCAAGAGGAGAGTATGGTGAGAGATTTTCTGATGTCATGACTCGTGCAGGTTTCCGTGAGTTCTACAACTTTGTAGGAGGAGCAGAAGCACATGTGCATTACTCAGTATCTTCAAGAGCAGATCTTATGATCAAAGGTGGTCTTAATGCAGATGGTACAGTTCCAGTAACTGAAATCTGGAGAAACTTTGATAAGAGCATGGATCCTTCTATCACAAAGATTGAAGACATGGTTGCTACAATGGGAAAAGATTATGTGAAAAAAGCTGTTGCTAATGGCTCTTTGACACGTACTTTCATGACTACAATGGAATCAGCTCACTTGACAAAAGTAGCTACTGACATTGAAAGTTACCTTATGTGGGGACATGGTGGAAGAATCAAGCAAGATGGTCCAGATGACATGAGATTGTCAGTGGGTCTTTGGAAACAACTTGATAACTCCTTCAAGCGTGTTTATAACAAAAGTAATTTCTCACTTGAATTGTTCCGTGGAGAGCTTTACAACTTCTATGCAGGTCGTATTGAGTTTCAAGGTCCAGATCCTAAGAGACAACTTATTGTTCAAACAGGTATGGGAGGAATGCGCATGGTTAATGAAGCCATCAAGCGTGAAGCAGTTAATTCTGGATTGGTACTTCAAGCTGCAAGCAATGCAGGTATTGGTGCAGTTACAGGAACAAATGCCATGGATCTTAATTTTGGATTCTCCTTCACAAGTTATGTGATTCCTTTCCTTGCTAATGTGAAATTCGTGCTTAACCCTGCATTTGATAACTTGCATACAAATGACATTGAGAACCCTATCATTGATGGTAACCCATTGTCTTCTTATAGCTTTGTTATCTTTGATATCACAGATACAGGAAATGATAACATCTTCATGTTGAAATTATCTTGGGATAACCAACTAAAATGGTGGTACCAAAATGGAACAATGGATTACATGGGAAGAACCCAAGGATTCCAATCTTCTGGTAACTTCAATGGATACCGTGTTATGATGACACAAACAATGCCTGCAATTTGGGTAAAAGATCCAACCAAGGTGTTGAAGATTGTAATGAGAAACCCAGTTACTGGTGGATCATTCTAATCCTGAGTAAATATGAAATTAAGGGAGGGGTAAAATACTCCTCCCTTTTTTTATTGCTTATATGAATAATAAATAATAATTTTGCCTAAACCAACAAACCAAACAAGATGAGTTACACAATGGTAGAACTACCAACGCTTAAAGCAGGTAGTATTTCAATTAAGCCTTTCTTTGATTCCAAGATGTCAAATCTTGGATTAGAGCAATATGGCATGGCATTACATGATGGAGTTTTTCATGAAGAACAACTTGCATGTATTGAACAAAATGGAATCAAAAGATACATTACTGGATTAAATGAATATGCTCCAGATATCAAGCGTATTAAAAATGATGAAGAGAGAGAAGCAAAGATTAGAGAAGTAAGACAAGTTGTTTCTCAACTTGAAATGGATCTTGCTGCAAATATGATTAACCCTACTGATCCAGATTTTTGGAATAAGGTAAAATTGCTTTCTCCAGCTAATGATGAGTTCTGGAACAAGATTACAATTCGTGTTGGTAATCAACCTGTATTCTTGGATCCTGCTGTTGATCCCTATGCAATTATTAAATTGTATGCAATTGAGGCTGGTGGATTTTCACTGGTTGCAAAAAGTTATGAGGATGCAAGAGCAAGATCAGTTCCACCTAAATTTTATCTTGATAAATTAATTGATACTGTATCTACAAAAACAGAAGTCAAGAAGCTTAAGAACAAAGCTCTTGCTGAACTACAGAAATTGTTTGATAAGAATACAAACAAACTTTTCTATGTAGCAAAAGTTGTTGATGGAAACAGTACACAGTATAAGAAATCCACACCTAATGATGTTATCTATGACAACATGGATAAATTCATCAATGCAGAAGGTGTAGAAACAAATCACAAGAGAGCTGCACAAACTTTTATGGATACAGCTTCTATGGATATGGAAACTCTCAAACTCAAAGCTATGATTAGAGATTCAACATATTATAAATTCATTGCTCCAAAAGCTGATGGTTTTATTTATCATCTTGATACATCAGCTTTGATGGGAAGAAATCCATCTGATTGTGTAGAGTTCTTGCGTAATCCACTTAATGAAGCTGTTCTTACCACTCTTACAAAAGCAGTTGAAAAATTCTGGAATCAGTAAACAATTTAAAACACATATATAAAAATGAAAAATTCAGGAGCAAATGGAGTTGGTGGAAAATCCAATCCAAATTCAGGTAAGATCATGAATACAAGATCTGTTAAAACTTCTAAACCTGGATCTAAAGGATCAGGAAGTGCTAACAATGGTCAAATCATGACTTCTAAAAATGTAGCTGGCAAAGGAACAAAATCCAGAGCTAAATCTTCAGGTGGAGTTAATACTCCTCCAAAAGGAGCTAATCCATCACCTAAAGGAAAATAAATATAAATCTTAAAACTTAAATAAAATGGCAAAGAAATTAATGAAAAAATATGCTGAAGGATCAGCAGTAAAATCTACCACACCTGCTAAACCTGCTCCTTATGGTAATAATATTTATGATAAAGCTACAGGAAATATAGCTGTTAAACCTGTTAAAAAAACAGGTGGTGTTGTAAAAAACAAAACTGGTAATGCAGCTAGTAGAGGTCTAATGAAAAAAGGCGGATCAACAAAGTCAAAGAAAAAGTGCTAATCAATGTATCAAAGGAACTCATGGGAATCTAATAAGAAACCATGAGTTCCTAGATACATATAAAAACTATAACCATGGCTAAGTCAAGTGAAAGTAATCCATTGAATTTCTTTAATAAGGCATATGCAGAAAGATTTGCAGCTTTTAATAAAAATAAAGGAACCAAAAAATTAGATGAAAGTTCTAGATATTCAGGTGAAACTGATAGAACAAAAAAAGGTGTTACTAAGTCTTATATGAAAGAAGGTGGATCAACTGCAGGGGTAATTGATAACTACTCAGCTCTTAAAAAAGAAAGAGGTAAAATAGGTACATCATATATGTCTCCTAATCCTGCACCTGCTTTTAAAAAAGGTGGCTCATCTAAAAAGAAATAACCATGGCTAAGGATAAGAAGTGGATACAAAAAGCAGTTAATCCAAAACATAAGGGATTTTGTACTCCTATGACTAAACCTACATGTACACCTAAACGTAAAGCTTTAGCTCGCACTTTCAAGGCTATGGCAAAATCCAAGAAGAAATAATGAATAATGCTACCATACAGCTTAAGATTAAGCAAAGACTCAACAAGCTTGCAAGCAATGACTATGATAACATAGAATGCTGGCAAATTGTTGAGGCTTTCAATAAAGGCCAGGTTGATTGGTGCAGAAGAAATCTTCATGGTCTCAACCTTTTAAAAGAGGGTGATGAACAATCAACCAGTAGAATAGATGATCTCCAGGTATTGATGCAAGAGAGTGTTGTTTCTCTTGTAAACATGAATACCTATTATGAAACAGCATTGGATATCCCAACAGAGTATCTCAGATTCAAGAGATTATCAGCCAATGTTATCAATGAATGCTGTTCAGATCCTAGACCAATGGTTATATTCATGGCAGAGCAAGGTAATGTTGATCTCTTACTTAGAGATGTAAACAAGAAACCAAGCTTTGATTGGGCAGAAACCTTTGCTACATTTAAGGGTAATAAGATCCAGATTTATACCAATGGTGAATTTACCATGGATAAACTATCCTTTACCTATTATAGACAACCAATTAAAATACAGATTGCAAATTGTGTTGACCCTTATACACAAGTGGCATCTGTTGTGGATGTACCATGTGAGTTTAAGGATGATCTAATAGAATTACTTATTGATGAGGCAGCCAAGATCATTGCTGGAGATATAGAATCACAAGTGCAAATGCAAAGAAACAGTTCATCAGTAGAACAGAATAACTAATAATACTTATATATCATGGATTTCAATCCCCCTTCAATATTAAAAAGAACCCTAAAAGCACCAGCTACCCAGGGCCCAGCAGTATCACCAATGGCAATGTTGGTATTTGAATTACTCAATGGAGTAACCAAGGTACATCTTAACCACCTATTGGTAACAGGTTTGGGATCCTATGCAGCACACACTGCTATGGGTGCCTTCTATGATGAGGTTGGAGATCTAGCTGATTCAGTTGCTGAAGCTTACCAAGGTTTAACAGAGAATCTACTTAGCTATCCTACATCAGTGGAACTACCACAGATGAAATCAGCTGAAGATTGTGTAAGTTATCTAAGAAGTTTATATGATCAAGTCAACTCAGTTCAGGAATCTTGTCCACATTCTGAGATCAAAAATGAACTTGATAATGTTAAAACTCTCATCAATTCAACCAAATACAAATTAATTTTTCTTAAATAATTTGGAATACAAGAAATAATTCAGTATATTTAATTAAATGTTTGTCTAACTAAATCTAAAAAAACAATGGCTTATTTTAATCATGCGTTTACCAAGCGCTTCTTGGGAACTGGTGAAACCACTAGAGATACAGATGAGGGATACCTCATTGTTGCTGACACACCAACTGTTGATCTTGCCACAATGGGACAAGGTTACTTCGGTCTTTTTAATGCTAACACTTATTTGAGTGTTAATCCAAGCATTGGTCCTTCTTTGGATGGATGCTGCCCACTTATTCTTGCTAGTGCCTCTCTTTACCAAAAGGATAAAATCAGTCCTTTTATTGGTGGATATCAAGAGACTAACAAGTCTAAGTACATCAACCCTAAATATGTACGTGATTTCTACAGAGTAGATCAGTGTACACCAGGACAAGCAGTAATATCAATTGGTAATACACCTGGTACAATTGCTTCTGGTGCTGCTACTCTTAATGCACTTACTCCAGGTACAGAAACTTATGTAAATAATCTTGCTGGTTACCCAGGAGTTATTCTTACAGGTGGTACAGGTTTTGGTGCTACAGCAACTGTCAAAGTTGCTGGTCATATAGTTACTGTAGTTACAATTGAAAATCCAGGATATGGATATACACTTGGTGATACTCTTACTATAACTGCAAATGCAATTCCAACTGCTGGTGCAATCACTATTCTTGCTCCTGGTGTAGCTACTACAGTAAATGTACTTACACTTACAGTCACAGATGCTAATAACTTCCAAGGTGGAACAAATGCAACTACATGTTGTTTTGATTTCATTTGTGGAGAAACATATTACCTGCGTGTTGATATCAAAGGATCACCAACATTGAGATTCTTGAATCACCAATCTTACCACACAGTAGATGCTTACACAGGATGTTGCACAGGACCTACACCAACTTTGGTTGATTCCACATTGGTTATGATCTCTTGGGCTAATGAACTTGTAACAAGTGATTACACAAAATCATTCATCCTGCCTGTAGTATTTGATGAAACAGGAGTTGCTTGGTATGCACCAGGAACAACAGTAGATCCACTTTCAGGAGTTCCTGTAATTCCAGCTCAATGGTGGAGTGCTTATGTATCAGCAGGTCACATTGTAGGTGCTTGCGCAGGTCTTCGTTTATTTGGAGCTTATGTAGAAACCAAATTTGGTAACTGCTCTTTCCAAGTAACAGATTTCTTTGAAAAAGAACCAGTGCGCATTTATGCTTCCATGGTTGATTACAATGGAGATCCTTGTGCTTTCTCTGGAATTTGTGTTTACACAGATTGTAGAGGTATTCAAGGAATGGGATTTGGAGAACAAGTTCTTCGTGACTTGATTCTTTCTGAGTCTTATTTGCAGAATTATTTCCACACAGATATTCGTATTCGTGAAATCACACAAGGTTCTGATATCTTGAGTGCAGTGAACAGAAATGCTCTCTACACAAGATACTATATCTTGCACAGTGTACCACGTTTCAATAACCCATCAGGTGTGTTTGATAATGATCAATACTTGCTTGAAGTCATCACAAATGGTGCAATTGCTACATTTGAAGCAGATATGGCAGCATGGCTTGATGCTTGTGGAAATGGTTGCTCAAATTTGAAAACTTATGATTGTGTTCAATGTGTTATCCCACAAAATGAACAATAATTGTAATAAAATACAGTAACTCAAAAGGAGAGAGGATAAAATCTCTCTCCTTTTTTTTTAATCTTATATTTGTAATCTAATGGCTCAGCATATACTAAGTCTTGAAGTACCAGATACCATGAATCAAGGTATCTTGAGAGTTATGGATACAAGTATCTATAACCCAATTATACCAGTTACTTGTCCTTTATTGGAAGTAACCTTACCTGGATTTAACTAT